TGTCTACATAATGGTCACTATCAACTGAATTCGCTCCTAGGCTATAAACATTAAGTTTTGTAATAGCCATTAGGTTATCTCCATAATCCCTAAGGTTGCGTCAATCGAATTTGTGGCCCCTGCTTTCACCCGTAATTTATCTGAGGTTTCTAAAATATATTTTTGTCCTGCTAACACTTCGAGTGTAGTACGCCCGGGTATGCTTACTGCTTCAAGAAGCCCATAATCTTCTCCCGTAGTACCATGAGAATTAGCATCTTCCCATTGCACACTAACAGTTACAGCATTTGCTGTCTTATTACAGAGTGCTAAACCAAGAATTACTGTAGTTACTCCACTACCAACTTCATACATATTCACGTAGCTTGTTCCTACGTTTAGTTCCCCGTGACTTTTAAATGTATTTGCCATAATTTTATCCTAATGCAATTGCCAGAGCGGTGGCGTCGTCTACGCTTGCTCCTGTTGCTGCTGCTACATTTGCCACTTCCACAATATTGCCAGAGCCGTCCCTCATGTAGATTTTTTGGTCAGCAGTATTTACAGCAATTTCGCCTTCTACTAAGTCTCCGGTGTCTGGTGCCCCAGTTGTAAACTTACGTTTTGGTTTAATTACTTGAGTCATTAGCTATAAGTTCCTCCGTCTATAGTTCCTACTTGTAAATCGAAAGAAATATTTCCGGTTGCTCCTGTGCCTCCTCCTGTAATACTTGAATCAGTACTAGAAACTATTACTTGAGTGATATCACCCGTAGCAGTAGTATAACCATAATCTTCAATTCTATTTTTAATAGCCAAAGCAGTCATTAAATGATCATCTGCATCAGATGCTTCAGAAGTAATATCAATATCATCTACTGCATGTCCACCAATTGTAAGGTTACCAGTTACATTACCTTCTACGTTTGCTACTAAGGTACCTGTTGTAACGGTTAAATTTCCAGTGGAAGATGCAGTTGCGGTTGTTGTACCAACTTGGAATTTATCTGCACTTTCATCCCACATAATGATAGCATTATCGCCAGTAGAACCACGTTCTATAACAATACCACTATCATTTGCATTTGAGCTTGCACCACTATTCAACTCTATTAGATTATCATCTAATGTAGTGTTAGTGGAATTAACTGTAGTTGTTGTACCATTAACAGTAAGATCTCCGGTTACAGTTAAAGCTCCAGCCATAGTAATGGTTACATCAGTTGCGTCTCCAATAGTAGTACTATCACTAATAGCCGTAAGATTTGTTCGAAGATTTGCTACACTGGAATTGTCAGTACCCGCAGCATCTACACCCGCTAAAGTACGAATTTCTGCAGCGGTAATTCCCGTTGCAAGTACCGCAGTACCTGCATTATTTTTAATTGCGGGTCCGATAGCAATAGGAGTATTAGCAGTAGCAGGGTCTCCTATATAAAAAGTGTCACTACCTTTACTATAGGCTAACTCTCCCACTGCGAGAGCGCTAGGCGCACTAGACCCCGTGGATCGTTTAATTTTAATTACTTGTGCCATAATAAAAGCCTATCGAATCTTAGTAAGATCCGCCGTCTAAAGTATCAGAATCTGTAGTGCCTACTACAAGGGGGACCCAGCTGTAGACATTAGAAGAAACTTCTCTGTAGATTTTAAATTGATTATCGTCTGTATCGTACCATGTATCTCCTTCCGCTAATGTGGAAGTTCCATCTACTGTGGAGCCTGAAGGGGTAGAAGCCCCTCTGAAATCTTGGTCTGCTAATTCTTTTAATGCGTCCGCTAAATTATCTGAAGCAATAGTATTATAAGGAACTACAGTTACATTACTTGCAGTAATTTGACCAGGTACTTCAAAGGGTATAGCTAATGTATACGCTTGTATTTCAGTAACATCATCGGTAAGAGTAATTGTCAATGTATCACCAGAAGCACTAACTTCTGTAACATTTTCAGTAACTTCCAAAGTAGTTTGTCCACTCATCGAGTTACCTCAGGTGTAAGAGTTACTTCTCCCTGTATTATTCTTTTAACAATAGAATCACTAGACGTAAAGATTTCTAAGTCGTATACATACTGTCCTGCTGAAATACTGGAAGAAGTTGCTGCAGGTAACTGCAACTTTAAAGCTCCCTCTGATGCATTCGTTATAGTAACAGTAAAAGAGGCAGAAACAGAGCTTGCATCCACAGATGTTCGCAGCTGTGCCCGACCTGAATAATTGGCCAAATTTAAAGCTGTTCCTGCCTGTTTAATAATCAAGTCAAGAGCAAAGTCGGAGCCTTGGTCAATTACTAAGTTATATGTTCCTGCACTCATGTATTTTCTCCATTTTGAAATTATATCTCAAAGGACCTGTTTAGTCAAGTTTTATTTTTTAGGTGGTATTATGAGAGTTTGCCAATTATTACACGGTCTGTACTGCCATCAGTTATTGTTATTTTTTGAGTCGTACTGTCTAACGTAATAGAGCCTCCACCAGTGCCTGTGGTCTCACCTTTGATCTGTACTGTACCAGTATCGCCCTCTAACCTAAAATGTTTGGCTCCAATAGATCCTGCTTTATCATTTCCACTAGTTGCTAATTGAAAGTATGCGCCATCAGTAGTAAAAGTAGCCCCGTCCTTATAAGTTCCAGTAGCGACTGTCATATCAGTACTTTGTATTCTTCCCGTTGTTATTTTACTACCGTCTATCGCAGTAATATCCAAACTATTTGTTCCATCAGAGATGGTTGAGCCACTAAAGGTTACAACTCCCGTAAAATTTATGCCTTCTTGTACTGTTCCAAAAGTAACAGGACCTACATCAGTTGCAGATCCATTAGTTACTGTCTCAGTCGCAGTAAAAGGAGCATAAAAAACTGCTTGTCGAGTTGAGCTTGCAGCAGGCGGGCTTATACTAAAGTTATCTACATTTGTGGCTGAAGTCTGACCCTCAGTGCCCCCTCCTATATCTGGATTAAAGGTAGCATCCGCTAAAGTTGAGGTAAAAGTATAAGTAGGCCCAACATTTTGTATTGCTGTAATTGCTGTTTGAACAGTGCTTTTTGTTGCTGTTTTTGCTCCCTGCCAGTAAACATAGCCTGTGACTACTCTTCCTGCATCAGTACCTTCGGTTCCCTGAAAAGATGTAGCGGGTTTTACAGTAATAGTACCAAAACTTTGGCCTGTGACACCCGCTGCATCCGTTCCTGTTACTGCAGCACTAACAGTTACGCTATCCTTTACTTGTGCTTCTGTTCTATTAGCGGCAAAAGTAAAAGTATTAGTAGAGTTTCCTGTGGTGCTTGCTAAAGTTCCTATAGTATCTGCTACATTATCACTCCAAGTTACCCCTGTAATAGTTCCACCAGAAGTAGCTAAAGTTAAAGTAGAAGCACTTCCAGGGTCATAAGTAGTACCATCAAGGGTAAAAAGAACTGGAGAAGCTGTTAAAGTTAAAGCAACCCCATCAGTTCCACGAACCGCTACTATTGAACCAGGCCCCCACCCACTACCATCAGTAGCTGTACTTATAGTAGTGGTAAGGCTAGCATCAGTTATAGTAGCCTGTCGCATATGTAGATATGGCTTAGCGACTGTAGTTTTTTGCGGAGTAGCATACCAACTATTTGAATGGGAGCCGCCCCCCGTCCAAGCAAGGGCTCCAGAAGCAAAAGTTATTACTGCAGATACACTAGGGTAGGTAGCGGTTGCGTTGTCGGTGGGAGACAACTTATAAATACTTATAGTTTTAGTGGCCTCACCTGTTACAGATTTAGTTAGGGTTTGAGTAGTCTCAATTGTCTCGGTGGTGCCCGCTTGTTTATAGATTATAGGCCAAGTTATTACTTCTTCAGGATTTGTATCCGCTGTTCCAGTATGATTCCCAATAGTAACTACATTATTAGCTACACTAGAGGGTGTTCCAATAGTTACGTCACTTCCTGTAACCGTGGGATTACCAATATACCATTCTGTATTGTCTAAGGTACCTGTAGGACTATTATACCCACTAGTCCCTCCAATATAAGTATATACTACTCCTCCTACTATAAGTTCTAAAGTTGTTCCAGTTATACTTATACCCGTTGCAACACCTGTACTAGGAGTTGAATAAGTATGCGCATGATTTGAATTTACAATTGAAACTCCACCTGCTCCCGCCGCTACACCAATTAGAGAAATACTATCTGTTGATGTAATTGTATCAGGCGCGCCTGAGCTCCACCCTGAAGGCTTCTCTCCTACCTCTACTTTTACTACTTTTGGCCAATTTGCTTTATTATAAGTAGAGGGTATACTACCACTTGCGAACGTATAAGTAGCAGCACTTGTTCCACTTGTATCTGCCCAAGACCCTGCACTTCCAGCAAAAGTAAATCTATATAAAGGGTCTGTGAAGTTGTTTGCTGTTGCAGTAATTACAATGTTACTACTACCACTACTAGTATAACTTGGATTAGTCCCTTCTACATCATAAATTATAGAATAATCATCCGACGTTAAAACTACTGTTTTCCCATCTAATCCAACTGATCCATCTTGTAGCTTTATAATCTTAAAAACTTTTGATTTTAAATCGGTTTGATCTTCAGATTCTCTTACAGTTACAGTGAAATCTAATGAAGACCCACTGTCATATCCGATTCCTCCAGAGCCATCATGCAATTGGTACGTTAGAGTTTGATCAGTTACAGCATTATTAGAAGAATCTATATAAGAACTTTGAGCAGATGCACTAATTGCAGGACTGCCTTGAGTAAAACCAGCTCCTGTAATTGTAAATTCAGGACTATCATATCCGAGGGCCTCTGCTGTTAAAGTAATTGCAGCTTCATTTTGTAATGCCCCATCAGAATCATAGTTTAAAGCTACGTCATTTGCATCGACTATGAGAGCCTTAAGACCTGTAAGAGTTACGTCTTCTATCCATTTTAAAGGTATATGAGTATAAGTGCTTCCACTTCTATTTATACGAGCTACAATAGCATCGTTAGCAGTATCAGGACGAAGTGTTGTTCTTGCAATTGCTTTGGACTCATCTACGCTAGTAAGTGTAGAACTAGTACCGTTTAAACGTCTATCAACATATAACGTACTATTATCTTCTATATAGGCAACCTTTCCTCCAACATACTTATTTGCTGCATACTTTATACGAATAATATCGCCTATTTCAAAAGTAGTTAAAAACGCTGCGCTTCCTTCACTTACAGTAACTTTATTACTATACTTAGGTATAGTTACTCGTACATCTGCGTTTCCTGTACAGTCTGTCCAATCGTTTTCGGCATCTGCAATGTACGCTACATAGTCTCTCCAATAGGGCTGTTGAGTATTTTCCCATTTAGCAGCCGCCACATTCATTAATTTAAAATAGTCAGTAGTAGCATCTGCATCAAAATATATAAATGCTTTTGTTATACCACTACCTGAAGCCATTGCTGTAAGGGTCTGCTCATAAGTGGCGGCAGTAGATTGATTAGCATTATTTACTTTTGTTCCGGGAGCACCAGGGGACTGTACCGCCCAATCCACAACCTTCATAGACCAGGTATCCCCGCTTCCCGACATTTTCGAGTTTGAACGTATACCTAAAGGTAGCCCCTCTGTTGTTCTATCACAAGGGTGTTTAAATGGATCTGTTAATTCAATAGAGCGCCAAGTTATCTCTGATCTTTTTCCTCCTGAAGTGAAGGTTTGAAGCCCAAAACTGTAAAAACCGTCGGGAATTCCTTGTAAACGCCACAGTCTACGTTGGGTATTATTTATTTCAATAAGATCCGTACCATCAGGTAGTTTAGGTTCTATATGAATTGCATAAGAGGAAATATGGTCATAATCTGTATTATCAGAATTACGAGGAGGCTCCCACATAACTTGTACTTCATTTAACTGAGCGGTATGGTCTGGAGTTTGAAGAATATAGACAGCTCCTGGAGGAGGTACATAAGTGGGTTCTGGAGGAGTCACTGTGTCAGCCTTAGCTAAAGTGAACTCGTTATCTACAGCATCATACTTTGTATTATAGAATTCTACTCCACTAATGTCCCACGTACTATTCTTGCCTTCTTTTAACCCTAATATTTTATATTCTTTATAAGAGGCTACTGTAGTAAGGCCTTTATATTCTTCTTTTATGGCCCAAACTGTACTAGAAGGAATTATTCCTACAAAAGCACTTGGTATTGCTATTTGAGTTACTCCATTTACCACCGATACATCAGATGAATCAAATGCTTTTGTTTCAATGTTTGTTGAGTTTCTAAACTCAACTTGCATATCATTTCCATTATTATCTTGAATATTGGAAATATTTTTGTGTACTTGTTCATCGGAATCAGAGCTTCCAATTAGTGCAGTTGCGGTACCCGCAATATTTGCATAAGTTACTATGTCTCCCCGATTATATGTATAAGTTGTTCCTCCATATGTAACAAGGGCAGGGGCGTCTTGGTTTAGAACAACTTTACGGTCCATTACAAGTAAAGCAAGCTCATACTCATAGTCTGAACTGCTTCCAAATGCGAAGCCTTGTGTAGAGCCTCCATCAATCTGAGGTTCTTGTGACTGGGCGGTAATATTTCTATCTAGGGTAACTGCTGAATTTGAAGATGCAGTTATTCGTCCGCTAAAAGCTGTCCCTGTAACATTCTGATCTTGTACATTAATAATATCTCCAGGAGCCAAAAAAGATGCATTTATAGCAGTATTAAATGAAATCGTTTCTGTCTGATTAGTAGAGGTCCAAGCTTTCCAGCGACCGTATCTTATTGCTTGTCCTTCCGAGGTACAGCCAAAAGCTACTGCTTTTTTATTAATAATTCGTCCAGTATCAATTATATTTTGTTTATCTTCAATTATTAAAGCTTCTTGTTTATAGGCAGAAAGAGGATTATTCCAAATAACAGTATACTGATTAGCTCTGGATTTACTACTAGAAGTCTGGGTTGAAAGGCTGCCCTCAAGAATATTAGACTGAGAAAAATTATAAATAGGGGTAGCAGGAGCATCATGTATTGTAATCATTTCACCATCAAGCCAATATAAAATCCCTCTAAAAATAGTTGCCATGTCTTTAAGAACTTTATAAGCTGCAGCAGCTTTTGTTAAATATAAATTTGCAGTAAATCTAGGCTCCGTTCCTCCATTAGAGGTAGGAACAAGCTCATCACAATATTTTGCAACTTTATAAAGTTGAAATTTATTTATGTCTTGTGCTTGTAAAAAATCCCCAAGACCATACCGGTTATTTATTAATATATCATAAAAAACCCAGGCAGGATTATCAGTATAGTAAGTAGCTATATCTAAACCACTAGAATTGGAGGTTCCTTCATCGCTAAATTCACCATTCCATATTCCTGTGTATGTGGCCACTCCTGTAGATGTTAAATGTCTTGGCGTATAGTTTGAAGGAACTTTTACCTTCAAGCCTCTTACATGGTAAGATCGCTTAGGAGGCCTAGGAAAGCTTTTCGAACTAAATCGAACAGCGGCCATAGCAGAATAAGGATACTCTAATTTTTCGTCAATAGTTACAATTACTTGTGCTATTTTACAGGTATTTATAACTGCTTGTAAGCCAGTATCCCCTTGAACTAAATGCGAGCCACTCAATTTACCCCCAGTATTAGTTCCTGAAGTTCCCCCGTCCTCGGTTAGACGAGTAATTTGAAGGCGCATATCCATAATATTTAAATTAGTTAGTACAGGAATTTCTACGACATAAGCAATGGCTGTTTTTTGCAGCCCAAAGTATTTAATATAAGTAAATTCTCCCCCATCTATAGCAGTCCAATCACTTGGATTTGCCCCGCCACTTTCAGAACCTTGTAACTCAATATGAAAAGCCGCTCCTGAGCTACCATCAGTCCCTTCATCATTTACCTGATAATGTCCTTGAGGAAATTCAAGTTGGATCTTTATTTTGTCAATCTCATTGATTTGTGCGCTTGTAAAAGAACTACTAAAAACTATATTTTTCTGAATCATCCCTGTAGGTACTGAAGAACCTATGTTAGGGTATCCAGCGACTGCTACTGCAGCTGCGGAGGGCCACGCCGCTGTAGTATCGAAAGTCTCGTTTTGACTTTGTGTAAGAGTGATCGGGAAAGAGGCTACTCCTACTCCTGCTATTTGGGTAAAGGGTTCTTGACTTCTATTTCCTACTCTAAATTGGACAGTAGAACCGGGGTATTTCTGGGTATTACTAGGGTTTCCTGCAGAGTTAGCAACTCCAAGAAGTTTTTGTTCGGCACTTATAGTAAAAGGCTTATCAGTTATTGTTAAGTTAGCACTTTGTTTAGGTATATAAATAACATTATTTGAGCTAATAGTACGAATATCTATTTTTAAAACTCTATCTATATAAACAGTTCCGTATACTTCATTTGTATCATCTGCAAAAATATCCGCATCCCACTCTACTGCATTAACTACTGTAGACCAAGGCCTCATTTGGGCTCGTTTTGTCCTCCCCGAAGTTACTTCAGAGTTATAGTTATCTCCATATAAACCTGTTATGCTTCCTTTAATTGTTTGTCCTGAAGGAAGTACAATACGACAAACAGGTTTTAAATTATAAAAAACATTATTACGGTCATTAACACCCGGTTTCTGGCTCTGGTAGAAGAAAGTATTTTCAGTCCCAGAGGAGTTAACTGCACATACTCTCACATCCCCCATGGTTGTAACGAATTCTGCCCCATTGACAGCTCGTGTATTAATTCTTTCAATTTTTACCCTACTTGAAGACACTCCAAAAACTGTTAACCACCGATACGTACGAGAATCAGTATAAGTTTCTTCTAAATCATTATAATATGCAGTAGCACCCGCGAAATCTTTCATTGATGCAGTTACAGGTTGGTCCTCAGAAGATGCGGCAGCAAAAGAAATAGTACGGGGCTTTCCTGTATCTGTAGCTTTAGTAGCCTCTATTGTAATTCTATCTACATTAAATAATTGATCGCCTTCTAGGTAAACTGAGGATTCTGCATTAACTAAGCCCTCAATAGGGCCCTCAGAAATTAAATCAGTTATAGAAATTTCCTGAATATCAGAGGGCATCCGAGACTGTTGATCAGGAGTGGGGGGGTTTACAGGAATAGTAAAGTTAAACATAATTATACCTCACTAGATGCGGGAACTAAGAAAAGGTTTCCCTCGGAATCTGTAGTTGTTGCCATAGTACCTGCATTTGAAGTACCTGATAGAAACCCTTCTGAACTATTTCGTAAATTGAATGAAACCGGCTGCCCTGGAACACGTAATTCTCCGTATAAGACGGGCACAGGATTACCTTCTGGAATAGATTGTTCTGCCCCTTGAAATAGATACCCCTCTTTATTCTCTTCTTGATTATCTGTTGCAGGGTCAGGTGCCATTAGTTCTGCAATACCACCCGCCGCCAAGCCAAGACCAATACCTATAAGTGCTTTTCCAAGCCAAGGGGCATATGGAGAAACAACGAACCCAACAATTACAAGAATTATCCCAAGTATAGTTTTAATTGCACCACTAGAACCTATAGGGACCGGAGTAATGATTATATCTCCTTTGTCTAAGGGTAATAATAGTTCTTTGTCGTCTTCTACATACTCATCAGCAATTTTTATTGTGAAACCAATGTTTTTATCATGTTTATCTAACAAGTACTTTTTTAGTCCGCTATGGTTTGCGTCTAGATACTGTATTACTTCACGAACAGTGGTTGCTTTTACTTCAGCAATCCTTCCGTATTTTTCACCCATATCTCCCTCTAAGTATAATTTACGCAACATAACGATAAGCTCCTACTAAATATTCCTGCCAAAACGGGAATAAATTTTCCCTACATGATAACCTGTTTACTGCATGATGGTAGAATATATCATTCCCAATATAAACACCACAATGATTATTTATTTCTTCTTGTACTCTAAAAATTAGTACATCATTCTCTTGTAGTTCAGACAAGTTAATTTCTTGGCCTCCCCAGTTCTTAATTACTTCTGGACAAAAGTAGTCCAAGCCCTTAGTATACCAACTATCTTCGAATAGGGCTCTAGGAGGTATTTTTATTTCCTTCTTATGTAAATAGTCTCTCATTGCTTCAAAACAATCAGATACCCCAAACTTATATTCTCTTCCATATAAGTCTGTAAAATTCTTATCTGGTTCTACAATTTTTAGTTCCATATCAGGATAACTAAAAATATAATAGGGGATTCCTAAAGCATTACAAGCTTCTATGTCTGTTTCTCCAGGCTCTGAACTTCCATCTATATGGTTATGTACAATTCCAATTATATCAGTTGAAATCATGAGTCGAATATATTCATCTGAATCCATTATAAAATCATCATTGTCTTTAGCTAGATTAGTTACTGGGAACCACTGTTTTTTACCTTTTACAACTGCAATTACCCCGCACCCTTCTCGTGGATACTCTTTGTCAAAATGTTCTTTTATTTCATGAATATTCATTATATCTTACGACTACCTGGGAATCCTCCAAAAGGTAATGCTTGTTTTGTATCTAAAGCTGTTCCTGGCACTGTATTATGGTCAGCACTGCTACTTCCCCCTACTGTTTTAAATTGATATCGTACCTTGCAAGAATTCAATAGTTTTCCACATACATCCCCTCTTTTCCAGTAATTAGATACGTCGGAAGGAGTCTCTGTATTACTAGTTATTACCGCCTTATAGATCCTAGTTGTAGAAAGAATAGTAAAAGAAGTGTCGGCTTTTGTCGTCGCATTAGTTACTGGGTGAATAACATAATCATTTGCAGAATAAGTCAGCCCCGATACAAAAGGCTCATAAAGTTTTACCCTCTGCCATAAACTGTTAGTTATAGAGGGGACTGTAGTATTTGAAGCAGCTTCTGACCTCCAATAAGTAAATACTCCGCCGTCCGAAAGTGCAACTAAGGCATTTGCGGCATATGAGGTCCCTGCACTTCCTGAGTGTGTTTTCCCGCTAAGAATATTAGCTGGACTTGCAGAATTATGGATTAAATACTTCCAAATAATAGGCTCATCAAGATCAGTGAAGAAAGGATAGTATTTTCTATCTGTTCCGTCGTCATCAATATTTATTAAACTACTAGCACTCCAAGAACAGGCACCTGAAGGTGTATCAAGAGACAGTCCTTGGTACACCCAAGGACAATATTTTCCAATCACTTGTCGATTAGGTAATGTAATCCCTTCTAAGTCAAACGGGTTTGCTAATTCAAACACAACTACTTGTGAGGTTCGTTGTTTTATTGAATCAATGATATAAGTACGCTTTGGGAACTCAACAGTTGCTTTAGTACTAACTACAGCAGGGTCGATACTTAAGTATTTTTCAAGTGTCTGCCTTTTTGTAATTCTTTTACTAATTAAATTATCAAGACTAAAAGAAGATAGACCAGCCGTTCCACCCTCCTCTGCATTTTGAAAAACGGAACTTTTACGAATAATAGACTCTACATTTCCAATCGTTAGTGTAGGACGATTATGTACTCCTGAAGTACTTATCGTTAAATCGGTCATTGCTAATGGAAGGGCGTAATAAGTATTTCCATCATATACTACTGGAGAATAGTCTGTATCTGTTATTCCTGGCCCAGTTATAACCATACCCACTTTTAAATCAGAAGCGGAATTTAATGTAATAGTATTAGTAGCCGGGTTGTCTCCTGAAACAGTTTTTGATACGGAAACTTCTGATCCGGAAGTATTCAACCCTTTAAAAATAAGAGTTGTACCCACAGATACATTTTGAGAACTATTTAAAGTAGCTGTAGCACCATCCAACTTAGTAATTCTTACCGAGGAAGTTAACCCAGGATGAAAATAAAGGGTTGTCGCAGAGTCGTACTCAAGCTCATATAGCTCAACTAAAGGGCTGCTTATCTCTAAAGATTGACTATCTGTTACTATTAAATTTGAATTGCTCATGAGGCATATATTCTTCTAAAATTTCCATTTACATTATAATGGGATCCATGTGCATACTGAATTGACCAAGAAGCACAGACTACTTTTACTGTTGAAACAGCATTTCCATCACTATCGTTTGTAGAGCTATTCGCATCTGGAAAGGTAAAGTCAAAGCTTGTTACTCCCCCCTTATCTTCAAAAAACTTTACAATATCATCTGCTACAGATTTTTCTCTATTTTTCATTGTTACTTTAAAGGTTTGCTGAATATGGTTCATACCCGCTGTTCCACGCTGCTCATAACCATCCCCAAATTTTGATATAATAACTTTTGGTTTTGAAGTTCGTGTTAAGTCGTTGTCAGGACGAATAGTTGCTGTAGTTATATTTGTACCAGAAATTTGAAATCCTATATCAGACATTAAGATGCTCCATATGGGCTAAGTAGGCCCCCGGCACGCTTCTGGTTAACTAATTCCTCTTGAACAATAAAAGCGAGCCTTTCTCCAAGCGCTTCCGCTTCTTGGTCATCGCTTTCCGTATCAGTTGAAGCCTGACCTTGATTATCAATATTCACAGTAATTCCTACGGTATTATTTTGTGTTCCACTTCCACCAGCGCCTTTCGGGAAAGTAACAGGTATATCTTTGCCATTCGGCAAAGGAACTACTGCTTCGTTTCCATGTAGTATGGCAGGGTACCCTGCCTTTGGGCCTTTCGCAACCCCGCCCGCTGCGTATCCTAAAGGAGGATATAGGCCTTTTGCAGCGATCCCCCCAACGCCACTACCCATGAGCGCTGCCGTATTTCCCATCGTAGCAGTAGTATTAATAACAGTTTCTCCAATGGACTGACCTAAAGCAATATCTTCCTTCGCTCCTCGCATTCTCTCCCATACGAACCTTACCTGATCAAATAAATAGATTGCTGCCATTATTTTTTGCAATGCTTGCCCTGCTTTACTATTTCCAGCTAATGCTGTAACTGCCATCCCAAGTCCCATGGCAGTTTTTAAAGTCATAGCTGAATTCTTTTCTAATGCCTCAGTATTTTTATCTTTGGGGTCTTCACCTCCAGGGCCGCCCCCTGATGGAATATCTGTGGTCCCATCACCGCTTCTAAGGCTGTTAAACCCGCCTGTTTCGTCCCCTAGTGCAGCATCAACAGCAGTGGGGAGGGCTACGTCCATTCCAGCGGAATCTTTCAATACGACAGGTACAGGAGTTGCACCTGCACCATCACCAAAGGTACTCAAGTGCCCTGCTGAGCCCGCTAAGTCACCTTCGCCTCCTTCCATGTATGATAATTTACCTGGAGGACCATCATTAAACTGGTCCATGTAGGAAGAAGAAGCTATTCTTGACTCAACCCTCGGAAGGTCTGGAGCCACTGGCAGAGTTTTTTCAATACCAGCCTCCATACCAGCACCAGCACAGGTGCAAGATGCACAAGCATCACGAATTGCCTGAGCAAACCTTTGAGCAGCGTCATCTAAAGCCTTAGTCATTGCTTCACCAGCTTTTTTAGTTCCGTCTTCAAGAGCTTTAGCTATTGCTTCTGCCTCTTTACTTACTTCTTTAGCCCCTTTTGTAATATTTTTTTGTACCTCTAGGCCCCCGGCTTTGTGGGCTTTTTCAAGTAACCTTGCATTTTTCTGCGCCTCTGTCTCAAATCCTACAGCGTTCATAATTTTCCCTGTGAGATTTTTTGCAAATGCATCTATCATAGAATCAGTAACACTTTTAGCAATATTTAAAAGAGCATCTTTTAAACTCGTTTCTTCGCCTTTCATAATTGCTGCTATATTACTTTGTAAACTCTTTTCCAGTGCCTGTTCACCTGCTTGCCTTATTTGAAAGTTTAGGTCTCGTTGTTCCCTAATTAGATCATTTTGCTCTTGCAAAACTAATACTTGTGCCTTAAGCCCATCAAGTTTTAGCTTTTCCTTATCTGTGGCATGCTCCGTGGCAACAGTAATCTCATTTTGTAGTAGAGCTATTTTTTGGTTATTCGCTACAATTTTCTGACTTCGAGCTATATCTTCTTTCTGAAGTGCAGTAGCGGTATGCAAAGCTTTATTAAATACTCTTTGATTTTGTATTTTTTCATTTGCAATTCTTATTTCTACCCTAGCTATGTCATCAAGAACCTTTAAGTATTTATTTAACTGCTGTGTAGATTTATCTATTTCCTTAATAAGCAGAGGGTCGCCTTCATTCGCTTCTGCTAATTCTTTTAAAGTGGTTTTCTGATCTTCTAAAAGTTTTTGTAAAGATGAAACAGAAGTAGAATACTTACTAATACTATTAAGTGCATCAGTATACTGTTTCTTTAGCTCTTTCTCTTGCTCTAATACAAAACCTGCTTTTCGTCCTGTTTCTGCAAAGCCCTCAGCTAAATTCTTGAGAGCATCTATTTGCTTTTGTGTAAGGGTCTCGCCGGTATCAAGAATTCTACGCTGTTCTACTAATATGTCTAGGTATTCTTTCTGCTTGACACTTAAAGGACCTATAGCTTTTATCGTTTTTATCGCTGTATCTAAAGGAGCCTTCATAGAGTCTGCTAGGGCTTTATTTGCCTTTGTAAGTTTTGCTAGGTCCTTCACCCACAAGTCATGTCTCTCCTTTTGCTTTTGTAGCGCATTCATTTCTGCCCTCTCAATATCGTCGAGGGCTTTAATCGTCACTTCCTTAGTTATTTCAACTCGACCTCCCAGAGGCCCGTCCTTGAATTTCCCGGTTCCTACCTCTTTCGTTTGTACTTCACCTTTCGGGACATGTGCTCTATCTTCAAGATCTGCTAGTTTTTGGTGCTTAGTAAATTCTTCGATCCCCGCCGCCGCCATTAGTGCCTCGTTCTTATAGTCTGCCATAGCTTGTGCAGCATCTATAATTGAGGGAGTTATTCCAGTGAAGAAATTACCTTGATTTTGTAAACTTTTAATACTATAGCCTGTGTTATCTTTTTTTGCCGCCTTCGCCAATCTTTTTTGTATGACCTCAAATTTTTTATATTCTTCACCTACTGTCTTTAACTTCTCTCCTATATTTCCGAAAGCTTCTACATAGTTCTCTATATCCTTACTATCCTTAAAGAACCCCATAGCTTGTGCAGCAGTTTTTGCTAAGTCATAAAACATTATGATCATTCCAACCCAACCAGCTGCTCTAAATACTTTATCTATTTTTCCCATGCCGTTTGCAGCTATAGTCTTCATACTAGCCATAGTTGCCTTCCAATTTGCTGCCATTTTTTTAAATTGAAGATTTGCGTTATCGGTCATCCTGCGGTAGCCCATACCAATATTTTCTACCCAAGTATTATGACCTCTTTTCATGCCTCGTAACATAGCAAGATAATCAGCTTTCTGACGCTTATTCATTTTCCTGACTACGCCATTGCCCTGTTCAGCGTGCCTTAACATCTGAGATACGCGTCGTTTATCTGCTTTCAACGTTTCTGTATCACCTTGTTGTAGCATCTCTAATCCGGAGCCTTTCTTAGCCTTGCCTCCTACCTTACTTGCGCCAACGGCTCCTGTATCCCCTTTCTTAAGTCTTTTTTCCGCCTCTGCTAATTCTTCAAGGTCTTCTTGTGCTTCTTTATAAGAGTTAGCTGCCGCTTCGGCAGCATCTCTAGATTTTTCTGCCCAACTATCTAATCCCGGAATAATTGATCTAATTATAGGAATCGCCATTAAACCTAAAGCAGCAGTTAACGAAAGAATATTTTTAGTTAGAAATTCTGCCGCAGGTTCTGCGAGTGCAGCTGTCCATTTTTTAACTTTATTCAATATCCTATCAAACTCAGTACCTAATCTAGCAATAGCATTTACTTGTATACTGGTTGCTTTTGCAACTCCACCATATTTGCTCTCGAGTTGCGTTTGAACTTCTAAAAATACTGCTTGTTTTTTCTCATAGTTTGTTAAGTCTGCGGCAGCCTTATTAAGAGAAGTTGCATAGTTTTTCTGAGCATCCTCAAGACGAAGTATAATACCTAATTCATCTAAAAGTTCTGGCTCTGCTTTTGTGACACCACGAATAAGACGATTAAAGGAATCTGTAACATCTCTTCCTAATATTTTTGATAAATTTCCTGCACCTGCTGCAAGTTGTTCTATCTGTCCCGCACCTAACCCCGAAGCGATACCAATAGAGGCTGCTTCTGAGGCGTCTTTAAACTCTAGCATCATCCCCGAGGCTTCTTGTATATTAGCCGTAAGAGATTTCATGCCTACACCAGTTGCGCCAGTAAATGCAACTTGTGCTTCCTGCATTACACGAAAATCTGCTGCTTGTTTCAAAAACTGAAATGCTGCCGTAATAGCAAATACATTAGAGGCAAGAACTGCATACGCAGGAACAAGAGTTCCTGTCATTCCTTGCGCCATCTTAGAGAAGTTTTTGGTACTGTTAGAGGACTGTTTAGAGAGCCCTTTCATGTTTCGGTCTAAACTTGCGGAACCCTTACCGGCTCTTCCACTAGCCCCACCAACATCATCGAGTGCGAGACCTAATTTTTTAGCACTAACAGCCACTCTCTGCATGGATCCGCCATCAGAGGTTTGAATATCAATATATACTGTATCTTTTTTTGCCATTAGCCCTTTACATTATGAGTGTAGGTTTTACCACCCCCTTGCTGTCGTTTTCGGTCGTCAGCTTTTCTCTTTCGATCTTGTTCTTCAGCCCGATCCTTTAC